ATGGCCGAATGGTTCGGCCAGGCGCGGACAGAGCAGTACCCGCTCGGCCTGACCGCCGCGACCTGGATGGTGGTCGGTGGCCGGGGTGCCGGCAAGACGCGGCTCGGCGCCGAATGGGTCAACGGCCTGGTGCGGGGATTGTCGCCGTTCACAAGCGGCCCGGTTGAGCGGATCGCGCTGGTGGGCGAGACGCTCGGCGATGTTCGCGAGGTGATGATCGAGGGGCCCTCGGGCATCCTGGCCACCGCGCGGGGCGAGCGGCCACACTACGAGCCGAGCCGGCGACGGCTGGTCTGGGGCAATGGCGCGACGGCCATGGTGTTTTCGGCTGAGGACCCGGACAGCCTGCGCGGTCCGCAGTTCGAGGCAGCGTGGTGCGACGAGCTGGCCAAGTGGCGACTGGCGGAGGCGACGTGGGACATGCTGCAGTTCGGGCTGCGGCTCGGGCGACGCCCGGTGCAACTGGTGACGACGACGCCGAGACCCCTTCCGCTGGTGAAGCGGCTGATGGCCGATCCGGGCGTCGATGTGACGCGGATGCGGACCGCCGACAATGCGGCGAACCTCGCCAACGGGTTTCTCGCCTCGATCGAGGCACGCTACGGCGGCACGCGGCTGGGGCGGCAGGAGCTGGAAGGCGAACTGGTCGAGGATCGCGCCGACGCGCTGTGGTCGCGGGCCGCGATCGACGCCACGCGCGTGGACAAGCCGGAAGCGATGCGGCGCATCGTGGTGGCGGTCGATCCGCCGGCCACCTCGCGGCGCACCTCCGATGCCTGCGGCATCGTCGCGGCCGGCATCGGCGAGGACGGGATCGTGACGGTGCTGGCCGACGGGAGCATGACGCAGGCGCGGCCCGAGGCCTGGGCGGGCAGGGCGGTGGCGCTTTACCACACGCTCGGCGCTGACTGCCTTGTCGCCGAGGTGAACCAGGGCGGCGAGATGGTCGTGGCCGTGATCGGCGCCGCCGACCCGTCGGTTCCGGTCAAGGCGGTGCGGGCGAGGCGCGGCAAGTGGATGCGCGCCGAGCCGGTGGCGATGCTCTACCAGCAGGGCAAGGTTCGCCATGCCGGGCGCTTTGCCGCGCTGGAGGACGAGATGTGCGACTTCGGCGCCGACGGGCTTTCCGGCGGGCGTTCGCCGGATCGCGTCGACGCGCTCGTCTGGGCTGTCGGCGATCTGATCGGCCAGGCCGTCGCGCCGCGTGTGCGCGGCTTTTCCTGACAGGGTTCAACCCGCGGCCTGACGGCCGCGACCAATCGGGACAATCGACATGGATCTGAGATGGCCCTGGCCGCGACGCCGGGAACGGGAAGCCGTGCGCGAAACCAAGACGGCGGGCGGCGGCGGCTTCCTGGCGCTGCACCTGCAGGGCGACGCGGCGTGGACGCATCGCGACTACGCGACGCTCGCCCGCGAAGGGTTCATGCGGAACCCGGTCGCCTACCGGTCCGTGCGGCTGATCGCCGAGACGGCAGCCGCCGTGCCCTGGATGGTGACGGACGACGGCGAGGACGCGAGCGATCATCCCCTGGCCGCGCTGCTGGCCCGGCCGAACACGCGCCAATCCGGCGCGGTGTTCCTGGAGGCGCTGTATGGCCACCTGCTGATTGCCGGCAACGCCTATGTCGAGTTGGCCGACGCCGGCGACGGCTTGCGCGAGATGCACCTGCTGCGCCCGGACCAGACGCGCGTGATGACCGACGCGCAAGGGTGGCCGGTCGCGCTGGAGCATGGCGTCGGCCGCGCCCGGCGTAGCGTGCCGCTGGGCGCGCCGGGCGCGCTCCACATGGCGCTGTTCCATCCGCTGGACGATCTGGGCGGCTTCGCGCCGCTGGAAGCCGCGCTGACCGCGCTGGACACCCACAATGCCGCCAGCCGCTGGAACAAGGCGCTGCTCGACAACTCGGCAAGGCCTTCCGGCGCGCTGGTCTATGCGCCGAAAGACGGCGGCAATCTCAGCGAAGAACAGTTCGAGCGCCTGAAGGCGGAGCTGGAGGACGGCTATTCGGGCGCCCGGCGCGCTGGCCGCCCGCTCCTGCTGGAAGGCGGCCTCGACTGGAAGGCGATGGGCCTGACGCCGAAGGACATGGATTTCATCGAAGCGCGCAACGGGGCAAGCCGCGACATCGCGCTGGCGCTGGGCGTGCCGCCGATGCTGCTGGGCATTCCCGGCGACAACACCTACGCCAACTATCGCGAGGCCAACCGCGCCTTCTATCGCACGACCGTGCTGCCGCTGGTCGGCCGTACCGTCGGCGCCATGACGGCCTGGCTGGCGCCTCTCTACGGCGAGGGTGTGCGCATCGCCTACGACCCCGACCAGGTGGACGGGCTGGCGGCCGATCGCGACGCGCTGTGGGCGCGGGTCGCGGCGGCCGACTTCCTGACCGACGACGAGAAACGCGAGGCGGTCGGCTATGCGCCCCGCCGCACGTGAGGAGGCACCGATGAGCGACCTGACGAACGCCAACTGGATCTGGCTGGCGAAGGGCGCCGGTGCGGTCGCGGGCTCCGCGATCTCGCTCGCCTACGTGCTGCCCTCTGGCCGGCGGGAAGCCGCGCTGCGCTTCGCGGTCGGCGTCGTGTGCGGGATCGTCTTCGGCGGCACGTCCGGACTGAAGATCGCGACCGAGCTCGGCGTCGACAAGGCGATCGGCTCCGTCGAGGTGTCGCTGATGGGGGCGGCTGCCGCCAGCCTCGGCGCCTGGTGGGCGCTGGGACTGGTCGCCCGCACCTTCGCGACATGGGGGGCGGCCGATCGCGCCGGCAAGGACGAGGGAGGCCGCGATGCGTGAGGCGAGACTGCCGGCGCTGGAGCGCAAGGACATGGAAACGGCCCGCGCCCGCGTCGACGGCGACGGGGTGTTCAGCGGCTATGCCAGCCTGTTCGACCGGGTCGATCTTTCGAAGGACGTCGTCCTGCGCGGCGCCTTCGCCCGCTCGATCCGCGAGCGCGGGGCCGGCGGCGTGCGCATGCTCTACCAGCACGACCCGGCCCAGCCGATCGGCGTGTGGCTGGAGATGCGCGAGGACGAGCGCGGGCTGTTCGTGCGCGGCAGGCTGGCGCCTGGCGTGGCGCGGGCCCGCGAGGTGCTGACGCTGATGCGCGACGGCGCGCTGGACGGGCTGTCGATCGGCTTCAAGACCGTGCGCGCCCGACGGGACGCGGCCACCGGCGTGCGCCGGATCGCCGAGGCGGATTTGTGGGAAATCTCGGTCGTCACCTTCCCGATGCTGCCCGGCGCGCGTGTCGACCGGGTGAAGAGCATGCCCCTGCGCACCGCAGCGCTGGCCGAGGCGATCCGCGCCGCGACACGAACCATCAACCCCAGAAGGACCAGACTGCCATGACGGAATCCCCTTGTTCGAACGAGATCGAGACCAAGTCGGCCGCCGGCGACGCCGACGTGACGGACGCGTTCCACGAGTTCAAGTCGACCTTCCAGGCCTTTCGCGACTCCAACGATGAGCGGCTGGCGCAAATGGAGCGCCGGCTGGGCGCCGACGTGCTGACGGTCGAGAAGGTCGACCGAATCTCGCGCACCCTGGACGAGCAGAAGCGGGCGCTCGACGAGCTGACCATGAAGCGCGTGCGACCGCCGCTGGGCGGCGCCCAGCAGCCGGTGCCCTCGGAGCACAAGGCGGCGTTCGAGGCCTATCTGCGCAGCGGCGACGAGCGCCCGATGCGCACCCTCGACGTCAAGGCGATGTCTTCCGGCTCGGGATCGGACGGCGGCTACGTCGTGCCGGCGGAGGTCGAGGCCGAGATCGGCCGCAGGCTGGCGCAGATCTCGCCGATCCGGTCCATCGCCACGGTACGGCAGGTGTCGTCGGCCGTGCTGAAGAAGCCGTTCTCGGTGAGCGGCCCGGCGGTCGGCTGGGTGGCCGAGACCGGCGCCCGGGCGCAGACGACGACGAACACGCTGGCCGAGCTGCAGTTCCCGACGATGGAGCTGTACGCGATGCCGGCGGCAACGCCGACGCTGCTGGAGGACGCGGTGGTGGACCTTGAGGCGTGGATCGCCGCCGAGGTGGAGACCGCCTTCGCCGAGCAGGAAGGGACCGCCTTCGTGACCGGCAACGGCACCAACAAGCCCAAGGGCTTCCTCGACTACACCAAGGTGGCCGAGGGGAGCTGGAGCTGGGGCAACGTGGGCTACCTGGCGACCGGCGTCGACGGCGCGCTGCCGGCGAGCAACCCGTCCGACGTGCTGATCGACCTGATCTACGCGCTGAAGGCGGGCTACAGGCAAAACGCCAGCTTCGTTCTGAACCGCAAGACGCAGGCGGCGATCCGAAAGCTGAAGGACGCCGACGGCAACTATCTGTGGCAGCCGCCGGCCGCCGTGGGGCAGCGGGCCTCGCTGATGGGTTTCCCGGTGGTCGAGTCCGAGGACATGCCGAACGCCGCCTCCAACGCCACGCCGATCGCCTTCGGCGACTTCGCCCGCGGCTACCTGATCGTCGACCGCGCGGGTGTGAGGGTGCTGCGCGATCCCTATTCGGCCAAGCCCTACGTGCTGTTCTACACGACCAAGCGCGTCGGCGGCGGCGTCCAGGACTTCGACGCCATCAAGCTGCTGAAGTACGGCGAATCCTGATCTGCCTTACAGCGACCCCGGCCATGGCGGACGGGGTCGCCCCATTCCATCAGAGAGAGACGTTCCATGACCCTGCTGCGAACCGTCGCGCCGGTGGGCGAACCCGTGTCGCTGAGCGAGGCGAAGGTGCATCTGCGCCTCACCACCGACAGCGAGGACGCGCTGCTGGAAGGCCTGATCCGGGCCGCGCGCGAGGATGTCGAGCGCGCGACCGGACTGGCGCTGATCGACCAAGACTGGCGCATGACGATGGACGCGATCCCGCCGGACGGCACGGTCGCGATCCGCCGCTGCCCGCTGAAGGAAGTGCTCGCGGTGACCATCTATGGCAGCGAGGGCGAGGCTCGGGTCGTCAACCCGGACGATTATTCGGTCGACGTCGTGTCGCGACCGGCGCGCGTCGTGTTTCATGCGATGCCGGCATTGTCGCGTACGATCAACGGTGTCGAGATCGATTTCCGCGCCGGCTACGGCGAGGCGGGGACCGACGTGCCCGATCTGCTGCGGCGCGCGATTCTGACGCTGGCGGCGCACTGGTTCGAGTTCCGCTCGGCCTATGGTCCGGGCGATCAGCCCGTTTCGTATCCGCAGCACTACGAGCGCCTCATCGCGCCGTTTCGCGACAGGCGGCTGTGATGCGGACGGTGTTCGTCGATCCCGGCGCGCTGCGGTGGGAGTTCTCGCTTCAGGCGCCAGACACGGCTCGCGACGAGCTGGGCGGAGCGGTCGAGGGCTGGACCGAGGTCGCGACCGTGTTCGGGCTGCTGGAGCCGGTTTCGCAGATCACGCCGTTCGGCGCAGACCAGCCGATGGAACTGCACACGCACCGTATCACGCTGCGCCACCGGCCTGACATCGGGCGCGGCATGCGGATGAGCCGGGGCGGGCGCAACTTCGACGTCGTCAGCGTCAGCGATCCTGACGAGAGCGGCCGTTACCTCGTGTGCCGGGTGGTGGAGCAGAAGCCATGAAGGTCGCCGTGAGCGTGTCGGTTGCGGCGCTGGTGGCTGCCTTGCGGTCGATCCAGCACCGAGTGGCCGAAGACGTCGAGACCGGTGCCGTCATGGGCTCGCGCGATCCGCGCGTCGCCACGACAGGCAAGGAGCAGAGCGATGACCGCCGCAGCCCGTGAACTGCAGAAGGCCGTGCTGGCGCGCCTGACGGCCGACGCACCGCTGACCGCCCTGATCGGAGAGGGCAAGATCTACGACGTCGCACCGGCGCATGCGGCGTTTCCCTATGTGACCTTCGGCCGGACCAGCCTGTTCGACTGGAGCTCGGCCAGCGAGGCAGGCGCCGAGCACATATTCACCCTGAACGTCTGGTCCAAGCGGCTAGGGCGCGGCGAGGCGCTGGCGATCATGGAGCGGCTGCGCGCGCTGGTCGACGATGCGCCCCTGGAGATGGCCGGACATCGGCTGGTGCTGATGCGGCTCGACCAGGCCGAGACGCGCCACGACGACACGCTGGCGCTGCACCAGGGCGTGATGCGCTTTCGCGCCCTGACCGAGGCGGGCGCCTGACCTGCATTCCACCCAATCATCGGAGACGAGCATGAGCGCACAAAAGGGCAAGGACCTGCTGTTGAAGATCGACAGCGACGGCCTGGGGACATTCGCCACCGTGGCCGGGTTGCGGACGAAGCGGCTCGCGTTCAACAGCGAAACCGTGGACGTGACCGACGCCGATTCCGCGGGTCGCTGGCGCGAGTTGCTCGCCGGCAGCGGGGTGCAGCGCGCCTCCGTCTCCGGATCCGGCATTTTCCGGGATGCGGCATCGGACGTGCAACTGCGCAGCCGGTTCTTCAACGCGCAGATCGTCGACTGGCAGCTGGCGATCCCCGATTTCGGCATCGTCGAAGGACCGTTCCAGATCACGGCACTGGAATATGGCGGCAGTCATGATGGCGAGCTGACATTCGAGGTCGCGCTGGAATCCGCCGGCGCGCTGAGCTTCGCGTCGATATGAGCGCGAACCGCAGGCGAGGCGAGGTCGCCGCCGTGCTGGACGGCGTCGAGCGCCGGCTGCGGCTGACGCTGGGCGCGCTGGCTGAACTGGAGGCGACCTATGCTGCCGACGACCTCGGCGCACTGGTCGAGCGATTCTCGAGCGGACGGCTGTCGGCGCTCGACCTGACGCGGATCGTCGGCGCGGGCCTGCGCGGCGGCGGTGCAGCAGTCACGGACGCCGAGGTTGCGATGATGGCGCACGAGGCTGGCGTGGCCGGATTTGCCGAAGTGGTCTCCGACCTGCTCAAGGTGACGTTTGGCGGCGGGGAGGGCGGCCAGCCGCGCCCCTGACAGCCGCAGCCGGCCGAACAGCGTTTCCCTGGGAGGCCGTGATGGCCACGGGGCTCGGCCTGCTGCGGCTTTCGCCCTGCGACTTCTGGGCGATGACGCCCGTTGAATTCGAGAGGGCGGCGAGCGTGCTGTTTCCTCGACGTCCTGAAGGGCCGGATCGCAACCGCCTGGCCGACCTGATGGCGGCCTTCCCAGACACAAGCGAGAGGTGACCCATGGAAGAGGCGCGCGTTCAGATCGTCGCCGACACCGAGCCGTTCCGGCTGGCGCTGGACAATCTCCAGAAGCTGGCATCGGGTTTCGGCACCCAGCTCACCGGGGCACTGCGAGCGGCGACCGTCGGGGGCAAGGATCTCGACGACGTGCTGCGGCGCGTCGCGCTGAACCTTGCGGGCATGGCGCTCAACCAGGGACTGGCGCCGCTGCAGTCGCTGACGGGCTCCCTGCTCGGCGGGCTGATCGGCGGCATCGGCAAGGCGCTGCCCTTCGCCAAGGGCGGCGTGGTGCCCTTCGCCGGCGGCGGGGTGGTTGCGCAGCCGACCTATTTCCCGCTCGGTGGAGGGCTGGGTGTGGCGGGCGAGGCCGGTGCGGAGGCGATCCTGCCGCTACGACGCTCCGCCGACGGACGGCTCGGCGTGGCGGCCGGCGGGACAGGCGGCGGGCCGGTGTCGGTCGTCTTCAACGTCACGACGCCGGACGCCGCTTCCTTCCGCAAGTCGGAAGCGCAGATCAGCGGCATGCTCGCCCGCGCGGTCTCGCGCGGCACGCGGACGCTGTGAGGAGAACGCCATGTCCGAACTGGCAGCCTTCCACGATGTCCGCTTCCCGACTGCCATCTCCTTTGGTGCGACCGGTGGCCCAGAGCGACGAACGGAGATCGTCGCGCTGGCGTCCGGCCGCGAGAAGCGCAACGCCCGCGCGTCCTTGTCGCGGCGACGTTACGATGTTGGGACGGGGGTCCGCTCCCTGACCGACCTGCAGCAAATCGTCGAGTTCTTCGAGGCGCGGCGCGGGCCGCTTCACGCCTTCCGGTTCCGCGACCCGTTCGACATGAAGTCGTGCCGCGCCGACCTCGAATTGACCGCGACCGACCAGACCGTCGGCAGCGGGGACGGGGTCACGCTGCGGTTCGGATTGGTCAAGCGCTACGGCGCGGGCGACGACGCCTATGCGCGACCCATCCGCAAGCCGGTGCCCGGCACGCTGGCGGTGGCGATCGACGGCTCGCCCGTTCCATCGGACGCGGTGATCTTTGACGATGCCACGGGCGAGGTGGTGCTTACCGAGCCCTATCTGCCAGGACCAGGCCAGACGGTAACGGCGGGCTTCGCCTTCGACGTGCCGGTCCGCTTCGACACCGACCGGATCGAGGTCGGCATCAGCGCCTTCAAGGCCGGGCGCATCCCGACCGTGCCGTTGATCGAGGTGCTGCTGTGAGCGTGCTTCCGGATGCCCTGAAGGCCCATCTCGAAGGTGCGGTCACGACCGTCTGCCATTGCTGGCGCGTGACGAGGCGCGACGGACGGGTGCTGGGCTTCTCCGACCATGACGGGGTGCTCGTTCTCGGCGGGACGACGTTCCGCCCCGCGTCCGGGTTCAGCGCGACCGAAGCGCGCGACAGGCTTGGCCTGGCGGTGGATACGGTCGACGTGGAAGGAGCGCTTTCGGCGGACGAGATCGACGAAGCCGATATCGCCGCCGGCGCCTATGACGATGCGACCGTCGAAACGCTGCTGGTGAACTGGCGCGAGCCGGACCAGGTCGCGCTGCTGCGCCGCGCGACCATCGGCAAGATCACGCGCCGCGACGGCGCCTTCGCGGCCGAGCTGAAGAGCCCGGCCCATGCGCTCGACCGCGTCGGCGGCCGGCGGGTGTCGCGTGCCTGTGACGCCGACCTCGCCGACGCGCGCTGCCGCTTCGTGGTGGACCAACCGGGTTTCACCATGTCTGGTGCGGTGGTTCGCGTCATCGGCCGTGACCGGATCGTCGTGGCGGACCTCGATGCCGCGGCGCCGGGATGGTTCGCGCTCGGCCGGCTGGAATGGACCTCCGGCGGATCGACGGGACGCATCGCGCATGTCCTCAGCCACGCGACAGGCGATGGCGGCGTTGTGCTGCGCCTTCAGGGCGACGAGGGCATGAGGCCGGCCGAGGGCGACGGGTTCGTCGTTCGCGCCGGGTGCGACAAGGCCTTCGCCACGTGCCGGTCGAAATTCGCCAACGCGGTAAACTTCCAGGGATTTCCGCACCTTCCGGGCAACGATGCAGCCTATGGATACGCCGTCGACGGCGACGTGTTCGACGGGAGCCCGCTGGTGCCATGAGCGGCGCGATCGACCTGTCGCCGACGCGCAAGCGGATCATCACGGCGGCGCTCGACTGGTTGGGAACGCCGTATCGCCACCAGGGCCATCGCAAGGGCGTGGGCTGCGACTGCCTCGGCCTGCTGCTGGGCGTGTGGCGGGAGGTCTATGGCGTGCTGCCGGAACGGCCATACGCCTATGCGCCCGACTGGGCCGAAGGATCGGGGCGGGAGGATTTCCTCGCCGCCGCCCGCCGGCACTGTCGCGAGATCGGCGCGGACGAGGCGAGAGCCGGCGACCTCCTGCTGTTTCGATGGCGCGACGGGTTTCCGGCCAAGCACGCCGCCATTCTCGTGGGGTCCGACCGTTTCGTCCATGCCTATGAAGGGTCGGCCGTGATGGTTTCCACGCTCGTCCCGCAATGGCGGCGCCGCATCGCCGCCGCCTTCGTCCTTCCCGATCCGGCCGACCGGCCCTGAGCGCAGGAACATCATGCCATGGCGACAGTCCTCCTGCAGGTTGCCGGTGCCTTCGTGGGCGGGCTTCTCGGTCCGGTCGGCAGTGCGATCGGCTCGGCCGCCGGCGCGCTGGCCGGCTACTCGATCGACAAGGCGCTGATCGACGGCACGCGCCGCATCGAAGGTCCACGCCTGACGGGCGCGCGACCCTTTTCGGCCGAGGACGGGGCCGGATTGCCGCGCGTCTACGGCACGGCGCGCCTCGGTGGCATCCTGATCTGGGCGACGCGGTTCGAGGAGACGGCCACGTCCCGCCGACAGGGCGGCAAGGGCGGTCCCAAGGTGACCGAGTACACCTACTTCGCCAACGTGGCCTTCGCGCTCTGCGAGGGCGAGATCGCGGCGGTGCGCCGCGTCTGGGCCGATGGACGGGAGCTCGATCTGACCGGTCTGGAGATGAGGGTGCACCGGGGCGGTGCGGACCAGCTGCCGGACCCGCTGATCGAAGCCAAGCAGGGCGCCGTAACCGCGCCGGCCTATCACGGCACGGCCTATGTGGTGTTCGAACGGCTGCCGCTGGCGGATTTCGGCAACCGCATTCCGCAGATCCAGTTCGAGGTGCTGCGCCCTGTCGGGCGTTTGCGGATGGACATCCGCGCGGTGGCGCTGATTCCGGGCGCCACGGAGTATGGGCTGTCGTCCACGCTCGTGACGCGCACGCCGCGTCCGGGCGAGACGATCGCCGAGAACCGCCACGTCCTGCATGCGGGCACCGATATCGCCGCATCGCTGGACGAGCTGCAGGCGATCTGCCCGAGCATCGAGAATGTGGCGCTGGTCGTCTCCTGGTTCGGCGACGATTTGCGGGCCGGGGCCTGCCGCATCCGCCCGGCGGTGACCGCGGCCGAAGCGCCAGGCGTGTCGGAGGCCTGGCGGGTCAGTGGCGTCGCGCGAACCGACGCGATGGTCGTTTCCCGACATGACGGCGCGGCCGCCTACGGGGGAACGCCGTCCGACCGCAGCGTGATGAGCGCGATCGCCGAAATCCGCGCACGTGGCCTGAAGGTGACCCTCTATCCGTTCATCATGATGGACGTGCCGGCCGGCAACACGCTTCCCGATCCGCATGGCGGCGATGCCCAGGCGGTCTATCCATGGCGGGGCCGGATCACCTGCATGCCCGCGGCGGGGCAGCCGGGCACGGTCGACGGCTCGCCGGCCGGGCGAAGCCAGGTCGAAGCGTTGGTGGGCAGCGCGGCCCCTGGCCATTTCGTTGCCAATGCGGATGGCGTGTCGTTCACGGGAAGCCCAGGCGACTGGGGATACCGCAGGCTGGTGCTTCACTACGCGAAGCTCGCCCAGGCGGCCGGAGGGGTCGACGCGTTTCTGGTCGGATCCGAACTGCGTGGGTTGACGCAAATTCGCGACGGTGCCGGCGCCTATCCGTTCGTGGAGGCACTGTGCACGCTGGCCGACGAAGCCAAGGCCATGCTGGGTCCGGCGACCAAGGTCACGTATGCCGCCGACTGGAGCGAGTATTTCGGGCATCGGCCTGACGACGACAGCGGCGATTTCCGCTTCAACCTCGACCCGCTGTGGGCGCGCGCCTCGATCGACGCCATCGGCATCGACAACTACATGCCGCTTTCCGACTGGCGCGACGAGGATTACGCCGGTGGCAACCCCGACGGTGCCAGCGGCCCCTATGATCCGCTGGCCTTGCGGGCGGCGATCGCCGGCGGGGAGGGGTACGACTGGCATTATGACTCCACGGCTGATCGCCTTGCCCGCCGGCGCTCGCCGATCGAGGACGGGGCGTACGGGAAGCCGTGGGTGTTCCGTTACAAGGACCTGGTGTCGTGGTGGTCCAACCCCCACCACGATCGCTTCGGCGGGGTCGAGAGCGGAACGCCGACGGGCTGGATCCCGCGCTCCAAGCCGATCTGGTTCACCGAACTCGGGTGCCCGGCGGTCGACAAGGGGCCGAACCAGCCGAACGTCTTCGTCGATCCGAAGTCGACCGAGAGCTTCGTGCCGTATTTCTCGTCGGGCATGCGCAGCGACCTCGCGCCACGGCGCTTCCTCTCGGCGCACATGGGTCACTGGCTGCCGGGGACGACAGGATTCGAGGACGGCCGCAACCCGCTGTCAGACGTCTATGGCGGGCGCATGGTCGACCCGCAGCGCATCTATCTCTGGTGCTGGGACGCACGGCCGTTCCCGGCATTTCCGGCGCAGGGCGGTGTGTGGAGCGACGGCGGCAACTGGCATCGCGGGCATTGGCTGAACGGCCGGCTGGAAGGGCTGGAGGCCGGCGACCTGATCAATGCGATCCTGGCAGACCACGGGCTGCCGGAGGCGGCGGTTGGCGAGGCAGACGGGGCGATCCAGGGCTATGTCGTCGACGAGCCCGGTTCGGCGCGTTCGGCGCTCGAACCGCTGACCTCCATGCTCGATCTGGCAGTGATCGAGGCAGGCGGAGGCCTGACCTTCCGCACCTGCCGGGCATGGCGCGGCGAGCCTTCGACATTGCCCGACGGTGTCGTCGAAGACGACACGGTGGCGGAAGCGACGCGGCTGCCCGATCATGAACTGCCCGGCGAGGTGGTGTTCAGCTTCCGCGATCCGCTCGCGGACTTCCAGGCCGCGACCGTACGCAGCGTGCGCATAGGCACGACATGGCGCGGCCAGGAGACGATCGGCTTTCCAGGGGTGATCGAGCGCGAGCAGGCGCAGCAGATGGCCGACGAGTGGCTGCGGCGGGCGTGGACGGAACGCGAGACCGCGATATTCCGCGTTCCCGCCTACGACCCCCGTTTCGAGCCGGGCGCGCTGGTGGCGCACGACGGCGCCGAGCATCTGGTGACCGAGGTCGAGGACGGGTTGCTGCGCCGCGTGCGTACGCGTCGGATCGAGCGCACGGCGCCTGCCCCCACGCGCTCGGTGCCGGCGGTGGCCAAGACGCCGCCGGCGCTGCGGCTGGGGACGCCGCACGTCGTGCTGCTCGACCTGCCGTCTCGTACGGGCACAGCCGCCCCGCAGGACCACCTGCGCGTTGCCGCATGGCAGCGGCCATGGAAGACGCAGGCAGTGCTTGTATCGCCCGAGGACAGCAGTTTCGACCACAGGGCCACGCTCGAGCGTCCGGCAAATCTGGGCCGGCTGACGCATCCCCTTGCCCCCGGCCGCTTCGAAGGTCGGATCGACAGGCGCGATGCGCTGACGGTCGCGCTGTTCGACGCCGAAGCCGCGAGCGTCGGCCGGCTGCAACTGCTCAATGGCGCGAACGGGGTTGCAGTGCGCTCGACGGCCGGTCCCTGGGAGGTGCTGCAGTTCGAGACCGCCGAAGAGGTTTCCGCCGGAATCTGGCGTTTCGGCTCCCTGCTGCGCGGGCAACTTGGCACGGCGGACGCCATGGCGGCGGGCTCCGCGGAGGGGGCGGACGTGGTGCTGCTGGACGACCGCGTGAAGAAGGCCGGGCTTGGCGCGGACGAGATCGGGCTGGCGCTGACCTGGCGCGTCGGCCCGAGCGGCACGGCGATGTCCGACCAGACGTTCGCCACCGTGGCGGCGCGCGGCGGCCAGCGCGCGGCACTCCCCTGGTCGCCGGTCCATCTGCGCTGCCGCCGGCTGGGCGGCGATCTCGCCTTCTCGTGGGTCCGGCGAAGCCGGATCGGCGCGGATGACTGGGAGCCTCTCGACATCCCGCTCGGCGAGGACAGGGAGGAGTACCTGATCGAGATCGCGACCACCGGCGGAACCATCGTTCGCAGCACGACGTCGACCGTGCCCGGCTGGACCTACGATGCGGCATCGATCGCCGCCGATTTCGGCGCGCCGCCCCCGGCGCTGGCCCTGACCGTCGCGCAGCTCAGCCTGTCGGCAGGCTGGGGCGTCCGGGCGACGCGCCGGTTCACGCTCTGATACGGCGCTCCGCGTGCCGCCGAACCACAGCAACGATCAGCAAAGGAGGGTGAAGCGATGAACGACCTGAAGCCGTGGTATCTTTCCAAGACGGTTTGGGCAGCACTGGTGGCGGTCGCGCTGTCCGTAGGCGGGCTGGCGGGGATGACCGCGGGAGACGGCGACGGCGAGGCCATCGCCGAGGCGATCGTGCAGGCAGCGACCGCGCTTGCGGCGCTTGTGGCTCTGATCGGCCGGATCGCGGCACGCTCGCGGCTGCGGTAGGCGAAGGGGTGACGGATGTCGTTCATTCCGCATTCAGGGCGACTGCGCTAGAACGGCATCATGAGAACCCCAGGAGCCACCATGCGCCCCGCCGCTGCAACGCTTCTCGTCCTGATGCTCGGCATGTCGGTCGCGCCCTCGCGGGCAGACGATGCGGTGCTGGTCGCGCAGGCCGATTGCTATGCGATCGGCCAGCAGGTCGCCGCACAGAACGGAGGCACCCTGGCGCGCGCCACCCGCAGCAGCCAGGGTGGCCAGGACGTGTGCGTGATCGTCGTGCTCGTACCGGGCAAGGACGGCGAGCGCCCGCGCCGTACCGAGGTGGTCGTTCCAGCCAACTGA